TGTTGCTGCAACTCACTTAGGCGACGCCACACTTTGGTACATCATCGCAGACATGAATGGTCTTACAGACCCATGGATTGGTGAACTCACCAGTTTACAGATTCCTATCTCTTCAACCAATCTTGTAAGTAATGGCGGAATATTGGGGCAGTAATGGCCATCTCTCAAGCAGTCAGAACCCACGCCGCTTGGGTAACCGTTAATGGCCAAAAGTTTCTATTAAAGTCTGGGTCAGCTACACAGACTGCGGCAAAGAAAAGTTCTACTTTCTCTGGCGACCTTCCAATGGATTTGCCAGGGGCCCTGGCTTTATTCGCAACACTAGGTGAGAATAGCACCACTATTTCAGTTATGTCAGGCAATGGTGAAGTCATACTGCTTGAAGGCGAAATTGATAATGTGCAATTCGGTTTTATTGAAGGCGTAATTAACTTTAGCGGTCGCGACAAGTCAGCCGCGCTACATGCTACGAAATCATCAGAAAAGTTCATCAATCAGAAAAACAGTGATGTTGTTAAGACCCTGGCTCAAAGAGCCGGACTTACGGCAGATGTCGATGAGAGTAAACTCAATGCTGGCAAGATGGTCCAGATCGACTGGACTAAACTAACTGATGGCATTTCATTTGCTTCCATCATACACAAGATCGCAGAGATGGAAGGTTGCCGCTGGTGGGTAAGCAAAGGAACACTGCACTTTAAGAATAGTGATAGTGATGCTGCCGCCTATCCAATAGTATATGTTCCAGGCCCAACCAAGTCGGCGGATTTCCTAAAGCTTGTTATTTCCAGAAACGTTCAGGCTGGCAAAACTGTGAACGTAAAAGTCAGCAGCTGGAACACTCGCAAGAAACAAGTTTTCACAGCTACGTCAACTGTCACAGGTGTTGGTGGAACAACTGAATATAACTACCATGTTCCAGGTCTTACACAAGATCATGTTTTGCAACATGCCAAGTCTAAGGCTTTTGAACACTGCAAGCATGAATTTCATCTAACAGTTGATTGCGCTGGCGACGTAAACATTGACGTTTCAATGAAGCTTAGACTTCGCGGAACTATTTACTTTGATCAAGATTACGATATGGAGAATGTCGTACATCACTTTGGTATGGGAGGCCATAGAATGAGCATCACTTCCAAGGGTCCTAAAAAAGGAAGGTCTGCAACATGAGTGCCGATTTCTTAAATATTATTCGCCGAGAAGTCGAACGAGTCATGGCAGGTCGCCACTCAAAAAGATATGGGTTGGTTACAAGTTATGATCCAGTCAACCATCTTGCGAAGGTGACATTACAACCTGAAGGTCAAGAAACAGGATGGTTAACCATCAAAACCAAGCATATTGGTAATGGCTGGGGTATTGTCGTTGGTCTTACTCCAGGTGATGGGAAAACGACTGGTGATCAAGTAGAGCTTCAACCGCAAGAAGGTGACACCGAAACACTAGCCATTGTAGGTGTTGTGCATTCAGAACAGGACAAACCACCAGCTGCGCAATCAGGCGAGATGGTTCTTCAACACCAGTCTGGTTCTAAAATATCATTTAGCGCAGATAAAAAGCTTACAGTGGTAGGGTCTGGTGGCTCTTCGACAGTTCATGATGCTTCTGGGAACATTACGCACACAGACAGTTCTGGTGGAGTCATCTACCAGGCTGGTGGCAAAGTGTACCTAGGCTCGTCTTCTGCCAGTTCTCCAGTGATGCTGGCAAGTGGACCATCTACTACAACCTTTGGTACTTAATATGGCAGACGTTTCACTTAACTGGAACAGTGACTTCCAGGTTTCTGCGACAGGAGACTTGGTCACAGTTGATGGAGCTCTTTTAACCCAGCAGCGCATTATCCGTAGGATATGCACAGCCGTTAGAGGGTATATCTTCAATCTCCCATATGGCGCGGGTCTTCCACAAAAGATTGGCGGAACCTGGCAAGTTTCAACCATTAAAGCAATTATCATGTCGCAGATTGCGATGGAAAGTTCAGTGGCACCCAGTCCTCCACCAATCATTAATGTTTCTGCCAATCCAAATGACCTCGCCACACAGACCATCTTTATTTCTTACACAGATAGCGTGACGGGTGAAACCACATCATTCTCCTTTACGGCTTGAGGCCAATGGCTAACTTACCAGTTCAATCACTCACGGCTCTTGTCCAGACAATCGCGGCGGGCATCCAAGGAAGAGCGGCAGTTCTATGTGACTTTAATGAAGGCTCAGTTCTAAGAGCCATCGCTGAAAGCTTTTCTAGCGTCTTGCTCTGGTTGCAGGCCATGGTTTTGCAACTCCTTTTGACGACAAGAGCAGCTACGTCAACTGGAACCGATTTAGATAGTTGGGTTGAAGACTTTCGTATGGCTCGTTTAGGAGCGCAAGCCGCTAGCGGTCAGGCAACCTATTATAGGTTCTCAGCAAATCCTTCTATGCCTTTTATTCCTGTTGGAGCAACCATAAACACTAATGATGGCACACAGACTTTCAGTGTCTCGGCTGACCCGACAAATCCAGCTTATTCACTATCGTCTAATGGCTACTTTATGTTAAGTTCGGCGCTATCTCTTACTGTTCCCGTTGTAGCTAATATTGGTGGGTCAGCTGGTAACATTCTGGCCAATACGTTGACGGTTTCTACAACCTCTATTACAGGCGTGGATTATGTCAATAACTTGGCAGGATTTACTAATGGCGTTGATGCAGAGTCTGATATAGCACTAAGAGAAAGATTTCAGGCTTTTATTCTAGGTCTAGCCAAAGGCAACCACTATGGCCTCGCCTATGCGATCCAAAGCATGGCCGTCAATGTCGAATATTCGTTGGTCGAAAATTACGATTATGCCGGGAATTATGCACCCGGCTCGTTTTATGTCGTCTGCGACGATGGTTCAGGCTCGCCTTCAGCGCCATTCGTGGCCTCGGTCGCGGCTGCGGTCCAATCCGTGCGCCCATTGGGGACGGTCGCTAACGTCTTTGCCACGATAGCCGTTTCCGCCAATGTGTCCATGACGCTGACCACGGCGGCAGGCTACACGCACGCCAATGTCGTGGCGCAGGTTGCGGCATCGGTCGGGACGGGTCTGGCGTCGATTGGTCAAGGCGCGGGCCTGCAATTTGGCGACCTGTATTACTGGGCGTTTTCGGTCCCCGGCGTGACTGGCGTCAATGCTGTTTTGCTCAACGGATCAAGCGGTGACGCGGCGTCGATTGCCGCTAGTCCAAAAAATACACTCGTGGCTGGGGTTATCACAATATCATGACGACCGGCGACACAACCGACATGCTGACGCGCATCAAGCAGGTTCTTCCGCCGCGCTGGTTTGCCTATACTGCATCCTTGCGCGATGCGGTTCTGGGCGGCCTCTCCGATCAACTGGCGTGGGCTTATTCGTTCATAGCCTACGCCAAACAACAAACGCGCATCACGACATCAACGGGCCTCTTTCTCGATCTGACCGCATACGATTATTTCGGGCGGTTCATTCGCCGCCGCGCGGGCGAGCTTGACGCCGCATTTATGCCGCGCATCAAGAAAGAGATCTTGCGCGAGCGGGTGACGCGGGCCGGCATGATCGGGGCTCTGACCGATCTGACCGGCCGAGCGCCGATTGTGTTTGAGCCGCAGTCAACCTATGACGCGGGCGGCTACGGCACGCATTGCGGCTATGGCGTCGCGGGTGGGTGGGGCAACGTGGCGCTCAATAATCAGGTTTTCCTGACCGTTTACCGGCCCGGCTTGCAAGGCGTTCCTGGCGTTGACGGCTACGGCGGCACGATTGGCGGCTATGGCGTTGGTGCGGTCGAATATGTCGGACCAAGCATGGTCACAGGTGCTGTGACCGACGCCGACATTATGGCGGCTGTCGAAGCAACCAAGCCAACGGGCACTATCTGTTGGGTTCGCCTGTCCGGCTCGGTCGGCGGCGGAATAGGCTCTTTCATCATCGGCAGTTCGAGCATCGGCTAATCAGCCAAATCGTCAAGCCTTGGTCTTTCGCCCGCCTTCATCGGCGGGTTTTTTATGGGGAATCCGCATGGACCGCCAATTTGCATACACCGGCGCACTGCCGCAAAATACGGACGTTCTCAGCACCAACAAAAACATGCTGTACGGCCTCGGCTATCTCGCACAAGCCACGCTCGGCACCGGGACGAGCGTCACCGGCCTTGTCGGCGCGCAAAGCACGGTCCCCGATCTGCACATCTCCATCGGGCCCGGCGCTATCCATTCGTTGCAGACCGTTGACGCCACGGCTTACGGCGACCTCGGAACGGACGCCAACACCATCGTCAAGCAGGGGCTGTTGAAAGCCGCGCAGACGTTGACGCTCACCGCGCCGACGACTTCGGGATATTCCCAGGTTTATCTTGTCGAGGCCGCCTATCAAGACGTCGACGGCGGCGCGACCGTGTTGCCCTATTTCAATTCCAGCAACCCGATCGCGCCCTATTCCGGCCCCGACAATGCCGGCACCTCGAATTACACCGTGCGGCAGGGCGTTTGCACGATCACGCTGAATGCTGGCGCAGCGGCTCCGACCGGCTCGCAAGTCACGCCATCGACCGATGCGGGCTATGTCCCGCTTTACACGATAACGCTCGCTAACGGCCAAACGGCGATCACCACGGCGCAGATCGTGCTGGCTTCAGGCGCTCCGTTTATTTCGCGTAATCTCGGAAACTCTGCGCTTACAGGCGCGAGCATTATCACTTACAGCACAGCCGGGACGCTCTCTTTTACCGCATCGATCAGCAGTTGGCATTTCATTGAAGTATACGGCGGCGGCGGCGGCGGCGCGGTATACACTGGCGGCGGTGAAACCGAAGGTGGCGGCGGCGGCGGCTCGGCCGAGGGATGGGTCTACCTGACCGCTGGTCAGACTGTCACCGTCACGGTCGGCGCGGCTGGCGCCAATAGCGGGTCGACAGCGGCAGGATTAAGCGGCGGAACGTCCTCATTCGGCGCATACATGTCAGCGACGGGCGGGCAGGGCGCGAACATTTCTGGTGTCGGCGCCCCTGGCGTGGGAGGCGTCGGGTCTGGCGGCCAAATCAACCTGACGGGCCAATCAGGCGGCGACGGCCTCGTCAACGGCACGAGCGGCCTGCAAGTCGGCATGGGCGGCGCGGCTTCCGGCCCGCACGGCGGCAAAGGTGGCCAATCGTCAGCGACCGGCGCGTCTTGGCCGGGCGGCGGCGGTACTGTCGTTTGCGTCTCAAACGCCTTTTCCTATTCCTCATCGCCCGCCGCTGGCGGCGTCATCGTCCGCTATTGATCACCAAGGAAATCCGCATATGACCCAATATTTTGCGCGCGTCGTTTCCGGCATCGTCGCGGAAATCATCCAACTGCCCGATGGCATCAAAACCACGGACGCCTTCCATTCAGATATTGTGGCCTCGCTGGTTCCGGCCACCATCGCCATCACACCCGGTCAAACCTACGCAAGCGGCGCTTTCGGCCCTGCGCCAGTCGTCGTCCCACCTGTCGTCATTCCGGCATCCGTCAGCCGCCGTCAGTTTTTCCAAGCTGCGGCGCAGGGCGGCGTCATCACGGAAGACGAAGCCCTCGCCGTTTTTGCTACCGGCGCGATGCCTGCGAGCCTTTCAGCCGCGCTCGCCACGCTTCCCACCAATGAGCAGTTCGCCGCACACATCGCCGTCATTGGCAATGCGACGTTTGAGCGGTCTAATCCGCTGATCGCAGCCCTCGGCACGGCCATGGGCGACACTTCGGCGCAGATTGACGAATTGTTCATCCTCGCTGCCAGCCTCTAATCGCCCGACAACCCAAGGATAAATACATGCGGATCAAATTCTCGATCGTCGCTGCAGGGGCGCTTGTCTGCGCTCCGGCAATGGCGCAGACGCCTGCAGGGGTCACTACCGGCCAAGTCCCGACTGCGGCGCAGTGGAACGGCTACTTCGCGGCGAAACAAGATGCTCTCGGCGTGGGTAGCGTGGCGGCCTCAATGCTCGCCAGCGGCGCGGCGGCGGCCAGTCTCGGCTTCACGCCGGCCACGGTGTTCAATATCGTCGACCTCGCTTATGGCGCCCTTTGCAACGGCGCTTCGGCGGCGGCCGACACGGCGGCGCTCCACGCCGCCCTGGTGGCGATCCAGGCGTCGGCCTATGGCGGGACTCTGGTCACCCCCGACGGCGACTGCGATTTTTCGGCGGCGCAGTCGATTTCGCTTGGGGCCAATCAGCGGCTGGTCATTCGCCCCAACGGCCAACATGCGTCGCGCTGGCATTGGAGCAATTCGGCGAGCGCCGGCATTACGGTCACCCTGGCGCCGGTCACGTCCGCGACGTGGATCTCGAACGGTCCATCTTTCTCGGCGGAAAATCTGACCTTCGTTTCGGATTGGAGCACGACGACCAGTCAGGCGGCGCTATCTGTCACGGCGACGCTCGGAACCGGGTCGACCTACGCGCGGGCGCTCCCCCCTGCCGTCTCGCTGCGCAATATCAACAGCCTTTCGAAAACCAATTCCGGCGGCTTCGCCAATCTCGTGTCGCTGACCAACATCGCCACTTCGAAACTCGAAAACCTTTGGCTTTGGGCTGCATCTGGCGACACGACCGCCAATGCGCTGTCGATCTCGGCGCCGACCTCGGCGGGCGAGTCCACCGGCCTGCGCATTAATGGCCTCCGCCAGCAGGGCGGCGGCACAGCGCTAAATGTCTCCGGCTGGATCCAGGGCGTCTATGTCACCGACATGCAGACGGTCGGGACGCAGCATTCGGTGCAATGGCTCGATCCCGGCAATCTCTACGGCGGCGACAACCTGATCGTCGATCACTCCCAGCTCAATTCCGCCCTCAGCGAAATCGACGTGAGCAATGTGATTCACGTCCAGGTCGCCAATAATTATTTCCTGGCCGGCGGAACGGGCTGGTACGGCGCAAAAATCACCGGCGGCCTCGGCCATGCGGTCACTGGAAACGCCTTTCTTACCGGGGGAGATGCGACGGCGTCGGGCATCATCTTCAACAACACGGATGATTCGACCATCGTCGGCAATAATTTCTCGCATATCGAAAGCGGCAGCGCGACCGCCGCGCCGATCCTGCTGACGGGAACGACCAAACGAACGACTGTGCAAGGGAATGTCTCGGACTGGACTTATGTTCTCTGGGATGCATCGAGCAACGCCAACACGAGCAAGGCATTCGGCAATGTAGGGTCCATTGGCGGGATTGACACCCTTGATTTCACCCAGGAGTCCGCCGGTGCGCTGGGGACGAATGAGGGCATCGTCTACTGGGGGGCAAAAGGAAGCGACCAAAATGTCCAGGTCGTTTTCTCCGCACTTGGTCTCCCCGCCGTCGATTTCCGCTTTATGGACGGGCAATTCCATCCGATCCTTGACCTGCATGACAGCCAGAACGCGGCATCGGGCAATGGTTTGGCGATCCTGTCCACCGTCAATGGCGTCTCGCCGCAGATCGAGACACAGCTTCCGACCAATAACATGCTTCTCGGCGCGAGCGGTCCACTGGCGACGACCGCAACCGGCGGCATGATCCAGATCCCCTATATGACCGGCGTCCCGACCGGAACGCCGGCGACCACCGGCGGCGCCACCATCGTCTACGTCACCAGCGTCAACAAGCTCTATGGATACAACCCGATTTCGTCGACGTGGAACCAGCTTTAATGACTAACGCTATCGACGCCGCCATCTTGTGGATCGTCAAGGCGATCTGCCTTGCGCTCATGCTCGCCACTCTCGCCTTCAAGTTTGCATTCTGGATGGTTTTCACGCCGGCCACGGCCTTCGCTGAATTGCTGCTCTGGCTGTCTCACGCAAAGGACGCCCCATGACCTTCCTCGACATCGTGACAGTTGTCGCGAACACCCCTCTCGCCTCGCGCGCGGGGTTTTGTACCTGAAAAGCCGCTGCGAAGACGGCAATCAGGTCTGACGCCACGTCTATGATAAGCTCGGGAGTTATTCCTCCCGCTCTTCTCACAGCTATCAACACTCTTCCTGCCGGTAATCAGTTTGCCGCCAAAATGAAAATCGTTGGCAGCAGAGACTTTAGTCGCCTCGATCCTCTCTTGAATCTTCTTAGTTCAGCCATGGGCCAAACCTCCGCCCAGGTTGATGCTTTGTTTACATTAGCCGGCACATTCTAAAGGAGAACATAATGCGACCTAACAAGGCCGCAGCGCTAATTGTTGCGTTGCTTTTCACTAGCCCTTCTTTGGCTGAAACTGTTCAAGCTAGCTGGTATGGAGCTAAAGGAGAGTATCTTAACAAGCACACAGCCAATGGTGAGAGATTTAACCCAGTTGCATTAACGGCGGCTCACCGATCACTTCCATTTGGAACACGACTTAAGGTCTGCTTTAAAAGCTGCACTATTGTGAGAATAACTGACCGAGGACCCGCTGCCTATACTGGCAGGTCTTTGGACCTCTCTCGTGGCGCAGCCTCAGCTATCGGCCTGACAAAAGTTGGTGTCGGCAGAGTAACAGTGGAAAGGTTGTAAAGATCATGAGCTTCTTGTCAACGCCCAATAGCTATAACCCAGTCTCATTTAAGGCCCATGTGGGGACCTTGCACTGGGTCAAGTGGAAACCACAGTTCATTGTGTTGCACAATACAGCTGAGCCAAACCTGGCCCAGTGGGTCCACTCTGGTCTCGGAGAGGTTGCGGGTGAACAGCGCGTTCGTAACCTCAACCACTATTACCAGAATGATCAGGGGTGGCACTCTGGTCCACACTTGTTTATCGCTCCAGACCTCATTTGGGAAGCTTGTGATCTGACAGCCAATGGCGTCCATGCCTCTTGCTACAATAGTGTCTCGATCGGCGTGGAAATGGTGGGTGACTATTCCACTGAGTCTTTCACAAGCGGCAATGGAGCCAAGGTCAGAGACAATGCTGTGGCTGCAATGGCCATTCTGCACAAGGCTCTTGGAATTGATCCAGATACTCTGCACTTTCACAAAGAGTGCATTAAAGATCACCACGACTGTCCAGGCAAGAATGTCGACAAGGCGGACATGATCGCTCGCATCAAAGCCTACATGAAGGAAGGATAAACAATGCTGCCCAGTGCCTATTATCAAACGGCCGCCACAATCTACAAATTCTGGATGGCTGTTCCAGGCTTCACTTCGGCCCAAGCTTGCGGGCTTCTGGCGCAGGCCGATGCTGAATCCTCACTCAACACCAAGGCCATTGGTGATCATGACCAAGCTTTTGGTCTAGACCAATGGCACGGCTCTCGTAGCGATGCCATTGAGAAAGGCTGTGGAGTTGACCTGAGAAAGCTTCCTCCACTGGAAGATCAGCTTAAAGCTGCTCTGTGGGAACTACAGTATACGGAGCGAGTTGCTTTAACTCATATCATGGCCGCAAAAACAGCCTATGAAGCCGGCTATGCAGCCTGTCGCTACTGGGAACGCCCTGCCTCAGTACTGCAGTATGCCAAACGCGGCAACACTGCAGAGCATTGGGCCGTCTATTTCAAAAAGATGCAAATCTAAAGAGGAGAACAGCATGGGCATTCCGACTATCATCAAAGACTATATTTTCAAGAAACTGCAGGAGCCTTCCACCATCGGTGGCATTCTCCTGTGGGTCGCTGGTCAGCTGCATTTGCAGTTTTCAGCGCAGTTCAATGGCGCATTGACTCAGGTCATCCTGGCCATTGTTTCGCTAACCTTGGTACTTCTGAATGAAGGTTCCAAGGTCACTCGTCCCATCTCTGAAGAAGGAAAGAAATAATGAGCTTTTGGACAAATCCCCTGCAGTCCATCGCGACTGCAATCGGCGTCGTTAAGGTTGATGTCAATAGCGTCATCGCGAAGGCCATCACCCGCGTTCAACTCGGCGAGCACGAACTCGCTGCACTGATCCAGTGGGGCGCCGACAATGAAACGAAGATCGCGGCGGGTCTGACAGCAGCTGCGCCGATCATCAGCGAAATCGGCGTCATGGCCACTGTGGCTGCGACTGGCAATCCCGCCGCTGGCGCCGCCGTTGGTGAAGCTCTGAACCTGGTCAACAATGCCATGTCAATAGCTGAAACTTCGGTTGCGGCCATGAACGCTTCTGGGGCCGCTCTGAAAGCCTCGCAGGCCGCGGGAAATGGCGATCTGGTCAATGACACGACAGCCATTGCTGCCGGCGTCACGGCCGTCGTGCATAGCTCCGCTTCGGTAACGGCTATCACCACGGCCGCGATCACAGCGGCGAACATGATTCAGGCAGCTGTCAAAGCCAATCCTGTTCCGGTTCCGGCTCCGGCGCCAGCTCAACCAGGTGCATGATGAGAGTCCTTACTCTCGTCCTACTCCTGGCTGTAGCTGCATGTGCTCAGCCCAGTACTGACTGGGCCAAGCTCTCTCAGCGAGTCAGCATAACCATTAACGGCAAATAA